ATCCACTCGCTTACCGTTGGCGGGGTTTCTTTCGAGCCCATGCAGTAGTGGGCGTTGTAGGCCACCAGGCGGGCCTGCTCCCATCCGTGATGATGTCGGGCGTTGTAGCCTCGGATTATCGAGCGCACCTCCCACCACACAAGGTCGTAAAGAAACTCCCGACGGGGGAATCCTATCTCGCCCACAAACAGCTGGTAGAGTTCGTGGGCGGTTTTCAGTTTTTTGGCTTTTCCTCGTCGGCTTCTTCAGCGGGTGCTGATTCGTCCTTGGGCTCTACCTCGGGCAGCTTGAAAAACTTGGCGCTCAGTTCCATCACGGCCACGTAAGCGTTGATGATTTCCTGCGCTGCCTCCCATGTCTCGGCGTTGGCCAGTTGCTCCACGCTGATGTCGGTGTCGGCATCGGCTGCGATGATGGCCGAGATTATCAGCGCAATGCGCGATTTCATTGTCTCGAAGCTCTCGTTGAAAAAGCTCTGGCCAGTGATCTCCTCAAAATTCATCATTGTTTTTAGGGTGAACACCACGGGGTAGGTTTTACCCGCAATCTTGATTTCCTTCTGTGTCATAGTTCTTTTTACGTTAAATTGTTAATTACTCGGGGTGTAGGGTGTCAGGTCCTTCGAGCCCTGGAACTTGGCGCTGCACTGGCTCAGCTGCTGGTTCTGCGATGTGAAGTTCAGGTCGTTCAGGATGGCCTTGCCCGTGTATTGGATGGCGTTGGCGATAGCGTCGCGGTTCTTCTCGCCTGCTGCGCCTGCAGTCTGACTGAATCGCACGGTGTACTCCATGCCCTCGCGCAGCAGGTCGGCTGATACAGCGCCCTCGTCGGTCTCGTCGATGATGAGTGCATCCACCTGCACATCCCAGTTCAGGCCCGTCACCTCCTTCTGCACAAAGCCGTCCACGTCGTCCTTGGTCATATCTTCCTCAACCACCGCTGCCACGTGTACCACGCAGTTCACGGCTGCTGCCACGCACTTCAGGTGCTGCTCGTCGTCGCCTATCAGTATGCGTAAGTTTTCACCTTTTATTGTTGCCATGTTGTTGCTTTTTTAGGGGTTAATAATAAAACGATGCCTCGCCTCCTTTGTGGTGGCGAGGCTTCGCGAGAGAGGCTTTACATTAGTATGATAATAATAATATTTTTATGCTCCAGTGGTGAGCGCTCCGGTTCCTTGCAGCTGCACAGAAAAAGTGGAATTAGCTCTGTTCTGTGCGGTTACCTGTATGTCAGAGATAAACGCCGTGCCTGTGCGCTTGATAGCGGCATTCTGACCGGTGCGATTGTTGGTGCCTGCGGTCTGGTCGAATGTCAGCGTAACAAGGGTCTTGGCTATCATCAGACTCATCAGATCGGTTGCCAGCTCGCCGTTGCTACCGTTGTCGGTCAGGGTTACGAGTGCGTCGCACTGTGCATCCCATGAGAGGCCGGTCACCTCCTGCTCCTGCCAGTCGCCCGTTGAGTCTTTTGTCGAACTATCCTCCAGCTGAGCGCTGATGTGGAATGTGCAGTTGGTGGCCATAGCTATGCACTTGCCGCCAACCATCAATCGAAGGTTCTGTCCTTTAATTGTTGCCATTGTCGTAGATGTGATTTTCAACGTCGCACTGGTAACTGATTACATCGTGGTAACATGGCTTCATCCAATCCCAAGCCACACCCGTGGTCTGCACCGATTGCAGGCAGGGAATCTCGTCCTTTGTGGGGTCGAGTGTGGCTATGTAGTTGGCGATGGCCTTGCGCACCATGCGGACCAACTGCTTAACCTGTTTGGGGTCTTCGGCAGCCACATCCACGCTGGCTTGCACTCTGTCCTCGTCGGCCTCCCATTCCATGTCCTTGGTGGTGGGCTGATTGGTTAGTCCGTCGTCGGTGATGATGATATTGGGCAGCTGTGTGTTGTCCTTGTCATCGGGAGCCACCTCAAAGCAGGTCGATTCGATACGACCGCCAACGGCCAGAACCAGTTCGGCATCCGCCATCAGGGCATTGAAAAAGAGTTCGTCGAGTTCGATTGCCATTTTGTTACTTGTGCTTCGTTGTGATTTGTTATTATTGTTTACTTATCCCTTCCTCCCTGGATAGGGCCGGATGGCCGGACGACCTTTGCTGTCGCATCGGGGCGACCATCGCGGCTGAACTATCCCAGAAGAAGGCCGAAGAGAAGATTTTTAGAGTTCAGAGCTTGATGCGGGCTCGACCAGCTTGAAGATCTTGAAGGCATTGGCGAGTGCCAGGTTGGTGAGCGACCACTTGGTGTGGAGCACGAACCTGGTCTCGTTGCTCGATGCGAGAGTCAGAGGATCGATGGTGAAGCGTACCTCACCGTGCTGGTTGGCTGCGAGGTAGTTCCAGCAACCCATCTCCAGACGATACTCATCAGTCTGCTGTGTACCGTCGGCCTTGGTGTTGATGTACTCGGTAACATAAACGGGGTCGCCGTCGATCTTACCGTTCTCCATGATGAAGCCACCCTGACCTACAGCCTTTGGAGTTGACTCCAGCAGAGCGCGGGTCTTGTTGTCCATCACGTAAGCGAAGCCGCTCATGTCAACGCCTGTTGCAGCGATGAGAGCCTTCTGCTCCTTGATGTTCTTATAGGTAGCCACAAGCTGAGTGGGGCTTACGTTCTTGTACGGACCAGCCAGTCCGCTCCAGTTGGCAGGGCTGAAGGTCTTCTTGTTCAGGTAGCGCTGAACAGCGAGTCCCATCTGTGTCTGCACGAATCCTGCGAGGTCGAATGTGGCCTCGTCGATGGCCTCGTTAGTCACCTTGATGGTGATACCAGATGAGTAAGGAACAGCGGTCTTGTTGGCGAAGTCGATGTCCTTGTCGTTCAGGGCAGCAGCCTCGGCACGCTCCTCTACCTCCACGTTGGTGGTAGCGTATGGCCACAGCAGGTTACCTGTAACGCCGGTCTGCACCTTCATACCTACCTGGCCCCAAATCAGGCCCTTCTCAAGCAATGGCAGCAGGCCAAAGATGGTGGTAGCCTGAGCACCTGCAGATACGATGTTGTTCTTGTCGCCTTCAGTCAGGATAGAGAGACTGATCTCGCGGGCCTGCTTGTGGTCGACTGCATCCTTGGCAATCTCGCGCAGCTGCTCGCCCAGGCTCTTCTGTGGAGCTGGCTGCTCGAGCGCCTTCGCCTGAGCCTCGCGAATCTCCACCTCCAGCTGATGGCTGATGTTCTTATACTCACGCTCCAGCTGAGCTACCTCTGCCTTCTGAGCGTCTGTTAATTCACGTACCTGTGAGAGTTCTCCCAGGCGGTCGGCCTTCTCGCGGAGAGTGGCCTTCAGTTCGTTAATCTTTTTCATTTTCGAATCGATTTAAAAGTGAAACTTATGTTAATTAATTATTGTCTCGATTTCGCGCTGCATCTGGCGGAGGCGTGCGCTCATGCGGGCTTGCTCGGCCTGTTCCTCCAGTTCGCGCTCCTTGCGCTTAGCCTCCTCGTCCTCGCGGGTCTCGGGATGCTGCTCGCGGTAGAGTTCGCGCACACCTACCGATGTGGTAGGATAGGCGGGATTCATGGCCAGTGTCAGGGCCACTATCTTCTCAAAAGCGGTGTGGCGGATGACGTATTCTGTTTTTCCGTCAGCTGCTTTACGTTCGCTAACCTCGTAATCTTTCGGGTAGAACTCGAAAGAGCATCCCTTATACGTTCCGTTGGCTGTGAGTGCCTGGGCTCGCTTTCCGAGGTCGCAGTCTGGCACGTCTGCCTCAAAATGCAGGCCGTCCTCTCGGGACTCGACGCGCAGGGATTTTGGTGTTCTCGCAAATGATTCATCTCTATTGTGTAAAAGGTTGATAGTCATGTCCTGCTTGGCAATGAAGTCGGGCGCGATACACGACTGTGCGATCACTTCAATCTCACGATAGTCGCTACCCTCCCACAGCACAGTTTCCTGCTCCGTTACGATGGCAACGCCCTCGATAGTCTTCCCCTTGTCCTCGCTCTCTCGAATCGAGAACTGTCCGGCGCTGTAGTACTCGCGCTTCTCGGTGGGTGTGATTTGTGGCTTTTTCTCCATATTTCTTGTCTTTTATTCGTTACTTATCGGTGATTATGCTGCTGGGGTTTACCGAGCGATTTTTCAGTTTATGCGCATAACGGAGTGCGTTTATGCGCATAAATGGATGCGTTTATGCGCATTACGATTTTGGAGGCTCCTCGGTGGGTCGCCCGGGTTGAACGGCACCGGATAGCTTTTCGCTGCCAAGTTCGGCCAGGTTGGTCGAGATGTAAACGATGTCGCCCTTCTCTACGGTTGGCATGTCCCAGTCGCGGCGCAGTTCGTTCACGGTGGCCGTGCCGCTCTCCAATCGGGCCTTGTCCACCTTTGCCTGTGTTTCCTTGTCCATGCGCAGCAGTGGCATCTCGCACATGTGAATGCGTCGCT